GGTTAAGGATGACAGGTTTCTTGCTTTCCTTTACGAGTTGGATCACCGCGATGAATGGCTGGATGAGGATTGTTGGATTAAATCGAACCCAGGACTCGGAAATATAAAAAAAGTTGAAGAGTTGCGGGCATTTGTTGAAAAAGCAAAGGTTGACGCATCCTTTAAACCGACTGTTTTGGTTAAGGATTTCAACCTAAAAGAGAATAGTTCAAGTGCGTGGTTGTCAATGGAAAAACTAGAAAACAAAGATAAGTTTGATATGAAAGATATGGGATTCCGATATGGAATCGGCGGATTCGATGGTTCTGAAACTACCGACTTAACTTCTGCTGTTGCGTTTTGTAGAAGACGGGACGACGATCAAATATATGTGGCTTCGATGTTTTGGCTACCCTCTAGGACGATTGAAAAGCGTTCAAAGGAAGATAGTATTCCCTACGACTTATTTGAACGACGCGGGTTGTTAAGGGCATCGGGCGAATTCAAGGTTGATATGAAAGATATATTGAAATGGTTCGTGGAGTTGCGCGATGACCATGATTTATACATTTCTTGGATTGGTTATGATCCCTGGCATGTAGAAGACTCTCTGCTCGAAGAATTTGAAGGAGAATTTGGGAAAGATGCAATGATTAAGATACGTCAAGGCGCGGTCACGCTCTCAAATCCAATGAAGAATCTCGAAGCGGATCTTGATGCAAAGTTAATAAACTATAACGATAACAACCTTATAAAAATGTGTTTAGCGAATACAGAAATAAAAGTAGATACAAATGCGAATATAGCGCCTGTAAAAGGTAGGGATGCTAGAAAGCGTATTGATGGGACGATTGCGTTGTTATGTGCTTATACCGTTTATATGGATAGAAAGAATGAATATCTTAATTTGATTTAAGGAGGTGAAATATTGGGTTTATTAGATAAATTTAAAAGAGAAAACAGAACAGTAACGGTGTCAAACTACAAAATGATAACCGATGATGGCGGGGGCTACTTTTCATGGAATGGCAACCTTTATCATTCTGATATTATCCGCGCTGCCATACGTCCGAAAGTCAGAGCGTTTGGTAAAACGGTAGCAAAGCACATCCGAAGAAATGAAACTGGCTTGAAAGTTAATCCAGATCCGTACATGCGGTTTTTATTAGAAGAACCGAATCCATATATGAGCGGTCAGATGTTTCAAGAGAAAATGATTACGCAGCTCGAACTAAATCATAATGCATTTGCTTACATCAATCGCGATGAGAACAATTATCCGATAGAACTGTATCCTATTACTGCACATTCTGCTGAAGCGGTTAGAAATGATTCGGGCGAATTGTTTTTGAAGTTTAATATGAAAAACGGTATGACTTCCACATTCAGATACACCGACATTCTACATTTACGGAAAGATTTCAACGAGAATGAAATTTTTGGAGATAGTCCTGCAAAAGCGTTGCTACCATTGATGGAAATCATCAACACCACTGACCAAGGGATTGTCAAAGCGATAAAAAACTCAAACATCGTGAAGTGGTTACTAAAATTTAACCAAACATTGCGCCCAGAAGACTTGAAGAAAGCCACTAAGCAATTCGTGAACGACTTCCTTAACATAGACTCTGATACTGTTGGAGCGGCCGCGGTGGATGCGAAGATGGACGCTACACAAGTTGATCCTAAAGACTATGTGCCAAACGAAAAGCAAATGAGTGAATCGGTTAAAAGGGTGTATGCATTCTTTTCTACCAACGAAAAGATTGTCCACAGCAACTACACCGAAAACGATTGGATAGCGTACTACGAAGCGTGTGTAGAGCCTGACGTTGTGCAAGCAAGCAATGAATATAGTCGTAAATTATTCAGCCGTCGTGAACGCGGATTCGGCAACAAAATTATATTTGAATCCTCGAATCTTTCTTTTGCTTCCATGCAAACTAAATTGCAGTTAGTTCAGTTTGCCGACAGGGGAATATTGAATCCGAACGAGATACGAGAGATTATGAATTACGCTCCGTATGACGGTGGAGATGATTATATTCGTCGCCTGGATACTGCATTAGTGGATGAAGAGAAGGGAGGTGAGAAATAATGCCAACGAAAATAAATGTCAAAGGTACGATTATCAGTAATAACAGACAATGGATTTATGATTGGCTAGAAATGGATGCAACTAGCCCTAACAGTGTCGCCAATTCCCTTCCACAAGACAACTCAGACATCGAAGTCATTATCAACAGTGGCGGCGGCGATGTTTTCGCTGGGAGTGAGATCTTCACAGCCCTAAAAGAATACGCGGGCAACGTGAAAGTTAAGATTGTGGGAGTTGCCGCATCTGCTGCATCAGTAATTGCAATGGCCGGAGATAAAATTTTAATATCACCAACAGCCCAAATGATGATTCACAATGTATCGAGTTATGCGGAAGGCGACCACAACGATATGGATCATATGTCTGATATTTTAAAGAGCGCAAATAACTCAATCGCTAATTCATATCGATTGAAGACGGGTAAAACACAAGAAGAGTTACTTGATTTAATGAATAAAGAGACGTGGTTTGATGCTGAAAAAGCAAAAGAACACGGGTTTGTGGATGAGGTAATGTTCGCGGAAAACAACGCACCTTCTCTTATGGCTAGTTCTGGAGCATTTGTTTTAAACGATAATATTATCGAAAAGCTATTTAGCATAAAGGATACTATTTCACCATCGAAAAAAGCAAAAGACGAACAACAAAAAGCGGAACTTCAATTCCGACTACTTAAATTAAAAGGAGATTAATTAATATGACAAAAGAACAATACTTGAAACTCCGCAATGAAATGATGGAAGCAATTCAAGGGTTTATGAACGAATCGAAACTTGATGAAGCAAATGCTAAAATGAAAGAAGTAGAGGATCTCGATAATAAATGGGAAGCTACAAAACTCTCAAACGCTAACCTTAACGCACTGAAAGGCAATGTGAACGTTACAGACATTGCGAATAAGACTGTAGATGCGGAAGGGGCAAAAACTGTGGATTCTACTCAGACAGCGGTGAAGGATGATAACAAACTCTACGAAAACGCATGGGCTAAGAAACTATTAAATCACGCGCTATCTGTGGATGAAACAAACATCTTCAACAAAATTAACGATCTATCAAATGAATTTACGCATACGACAATTAACACACCTACTCTGATTCCCGATACTGTTGTTGCCGGAATCGAAAAACTTATGGTTGAACAGTATCCACTCCTTGCCGATGTACGCAAGTTTAACGTCAAAGGCAATCTAACAATGAACAAACATGCAGCTATCAATGCAGGTGACGCAGCATGGTATACGGAGCCAGTAACAGTTGTAGATGAAGAAAATGCATTTGCTCAATTTACTCTGACTGGTCACGAACTAGCAAAAGCGGTTACAGTTTCATGGAAAATGAAATCAATGGCAGTTGCTGAATTCCTTCCATTCATCCAATCCGAAATTGCTGAACGCATGGGTGTTGCTAAAGCGAACGGTATCACACGCGGAACAGGTATCAATCAACCGACTGGTATCATTACAGCGTTAGAAGCAGAAGTGCTAACGCCACAAGTAGTAGAATACTCAGAAACAGAAGAACTAACTTACGCAAAAGTAACTAGCGTGATTTCAAAAGTTCATTCCTCTCTGTTGGCTGGTTCTTCTTTCTACGCGAACAATCACACAATCTGGAACAACCTTGCTACATTAGTTGACGGAAACGGACGTCCGTTGTTTATCCCAGACCTAACTTCTGGCGGTGTAGGTCGTTTACTCGGGTTTACTGTTAAAACTGAAGGTTCATTGAAAGATGGAGAAGTCCTGTTTGGTAACGCGGCTAAAGGTTATATCATGAACACAAATGAGCCCATGAAACTTGTTACAGAAGATCATGCTAAACCTCGCCAAACAGATTACGTTGCTTATGAAATTGTGGACGGTAAAGTTTATGAAACAAAAGCATTTGTTCTGTTAAAAGATACAACGCCGGTAGTTTAATAAAGAGGAGGTAGAATTAATATGATCAACAAAATTAAGACTACTTTTCGAGATAAATCCACAAAAAAACTACACAAGAAAGGCGACACCTACAAGCATGAAGATGCTGAAAGGGTCGCTTTTTTATTGGAAAACGGTTATCTCGAAGAATCAAAAATGAAAAAGGAAACTAAAAAGAAAAGCGGTGAATAAATATGCTGCTAACATCTGTTAAAAACGCAATGCGGATTGACGGTTTGTATCATGATGAAGAACTTGTAGACCTCATAGAGACTGCTAAACTTCTGTTAAAAGAGGTAGGGGTATTAGAGGTGAGACTTGTTGAAACAGATCCATTGATTCGAAAGGCGGTTATCACGTATTGCAAAGCTAACTTTGGTATTAATGCGAATGAGGGAGAAAAGTTTGCTTGGTCATTTGAAGAAATGAAGAAATTACTCTCCCTTCTAAGTTCATATACACAGCCTGAGGTGATCCCATGAATGACATGCAGCACCGTGTGGACGTATTCGGCAATGTAAAGTATGTAAACGAACTTGAAGAAACAGCCTATAAGTTTATGAAGATACTAGACTTATGGGCATCTGTTGTACCACAAACAGGGAAACTACAGAATCAACAAGCCGACACTATACTGACGGACGTCACTCATAAGGTGGTTGTTCGATACACGGCGGGTATGACAATCACAAAGGATATGCAGATTCATTTCAGAGGTCACAAGTTTGAAATCAAGTATATTCTCAATCCTTATTTCAGTAATGAGACACTAGAAATATTTTGTCAGGAGTTGTTGGACTGATGGATTTCGATATCAAGGAACTAGACAACTTTGAAAAAATGCTGTTAGAGAAAGCCACAAAAACATTGCCGCGAGAAACCTTGCAAATCATGCGGAAAATGGGTACTAAAGCGAGGACTCATGTTGCTAAAAAGTCACGGGGCATGGTTAAGAAAAAGACAGGCAACTATCATAAAGCATGGAAGCGTGGTAAGGCGTTTAAAGGTGCTGAGGGCGAATATGTCATTAGGGTTTACAATTCTTCTCCTCACGCTCATTTAATCGAGAGTGGTCATAGGCAGGTTACGAAAAGCGGGGCAGAAGTCGGATTTGTTACGGGTAAAGGCGTTCTTGATAAGTCTATGCGTGAATTTGAAGGTGGGGAAATGGTAAGTATGCTGGACGGTTGGCTCGAAGATTTATTGGAGAGCGGCAAGCTATGATTACTTACAAAGATATCAAGATTGCTGTTAATCGGAACCTTGCAACATTTGACGTGGAAATCAATAGTAGTGACGTTTCGGAAGGTTTTAATAGACCTTCTTTTTTTGTGCAATTTGATAATAACAAGCGTTCAGCCGATGAGGATCAAGTCCATAAGTCGTTGACAATCATAATTTACTACTTCCCGACAGATCGCTATGAATATTCAATCGAAGTGTTGGACATCCAAGAACAGTTGGAAAACTTGTTCGACTTGAAATTAAGAGTACTTGACCGTCAATTTAATATCAATGAAGTAAACACGAATTTAACAGATGGCGTACTGAATTTCTCTTTTGATATTGAATTTTATGATGCGAGGGATGCGACCTATGATTCCATCATCATCGAAGTGGATGAAGAAGGTAATCCGGTTGAAGAAGATGGCACGCCTGTAGAAGTTCCAATTGATGAAGATGGAAAACCAATCACGGATAACACAGGTAAACCTATGCCAATTGAATTAATGGGAATTTTAGAAATCGAAAACACGAAGGAGTGAGTTAAATGGGACTACCCGAAATCAATATTGAATTTATAGGACGTGCCGTAACTGCAGTTAAAAGAAGCCAGTTAGGTATCGTGGCATTAATTCTAAAAGACGATACGCAAACAGCTGAAACGATTATTTACAAAAGCGTGGAAGAAGTAGAAACGATAGATTGGTCTGTTGAAAATCTGGACTACATCCAGAAGGCGTTTGGCGGCACACCAAGCAAGGTGATTATCGAACGCCTTGATACCACAGCGATCGATTACAACGAAGCATTGAAACGGTTGAATAACAAACGCTTCAACTATCTTGCTATTCCACAAATCGAAGCAGTAGATACTACCCTTATTTCAACTTGGATTAAGACTAAACGTGATATTGAGAAGAAAACGTTTAAAGCCGTCTTGCCGAACACGGAAGCAGATCATGACGGCGTTATCAACTTCACGACTAATGGAATCACTGTGGGCGAAAAGGTATACACGACAGCTGCATATACTGCGCGTATTGCCGGAGTCATGGCGGGACTACCTTTCACACGTTCTTCCACATATTTCGAATTAAACGAAGTAGACTCTATCACCGAAATCGAAGATCCAGACGCAGCGGTCGATAATGGGGAATTAATCCTTATCAATGATGGCGAAAACATCAAGATTGGTCGTGGTGTTAATAGTTTGACGACTACTACATTAACAAAAACAGAAGACTTTAAATCTATCAGAGTCGTGGAAGTAATGGACATGATTAAAGACGATATCCGCACAACGTTTGATAAATTCTATGTTGGTAAACTAAACAACATCTATGACAACCAAGTCCTGTTTATCACTTCTGTGAATGCGTATTTCGCGGGTCTATCTGATGACCAGATTCTTGATCCTAGCGCTGAGAATAAAGCGACTGTGAATGTCCGTGCGCAACGTCTAGCATGGGAAGGTTTTGGGACAGATACAAGTGAGTGGGATGACCAAAAGGTTAAAGAAACATCGTTCAGGAAAAATGTATTCCTTGCAGGGAAAACAAAAATTGTCGACGCAATGGAAGACTTAGACTTTGATATTTCTATATGAGGAGGGTAATCAATGCCAAAATTAAAAAGCAACAAGCAAATTAACGGAACGTTTGGTTCGGTATGGGTAAATAACGAAAAATGGTTAGATGTTGACGCGTTTGAAGCAAAAGTAACAATCAGCTATGAAGATGTGAACATGTCAGAGGATTTGGCTACCCACAAGAAAATGACTGGATGGGCAGGGGAAGGATCATTGACAGTCAAGAAAGTTTATAGCCGTGGTGCTGCATTACTTGCCAATGCTGTAAAAACGGGCGTGTTACCAGATATTAATCTAGTAGGCAAACTTGCAGACCCGGACGCATTTGGTTCCGAACGTGTAGCAATCAAAGATGTTACGTTCAACGAATTCATGCTAATGAAATTTGAACAAAAAGCACTCGGAACAGAAGAACTACCATTCGCGTTCGCAGACTATGACCCAATTGATTTAATTACAGCATAAAAAAGGAGTTTTAAATAATGACAAAAAAAATGACGCTATTAGACTTAATCAAGGACAAAGAAAAATACCAGATTAAATCGGACACTACTCAGGATTTATTCATTGACAGATTAGGGGTTTCGGTGACAATCAAAAAGGCTGACCGCGCACTGTGTTTGGAATGTATTGGGATGACAAACGACCAAGAACAAGCTGATATGGCTGATATTCACATGGTTTATAACACAGTCACGGAGCCTAATCTGAAAGACCCTGAGCTGCACAAATCTTATGGATGCGTGGAACCTTACGACATCATTGAAAAGATTTTCGAACCAGGTGAAATTGCTAGTATCGCAGGTGAAGGTATGGTGTTAGCTGGATACGGTTCGGGTGTTAAGAAGGTTGAAGACTTAAAAAACTAATCGAGAGTGATGGAGATTTTTATTTAATTCATCACTATTTGCAAAAAGGGTTCACGGATGAATTTATTATGAGTCTGTCCTCCACACAAAAATCTTTTTATGAAGCAAGCATGATGTTATCTTTCGAGGAAAGGGCGACTGAAATCTAGTTCGTCCTTTTCTTTTTTAAAAAAGGCGGTGAAACAATATGGCAACAAAAGTATTATCCGCAGTCCTAAGATTGAAAGACCAAAACTTCTCAGCGAATATGAAAAAAGCCGGTAAAGGCGTCAATGGATTCGACAAGAAAGTGAAGTATGCCGGTAATCAGGTTAAAAAGTTTAGGCAAGCCACGGTATCCAGTTTCGCCGGTATTGTAAAGAGTGCTGCAGGTTTAGCGGTCGCGTACGTCGGAATAAAAGCCTTGAATAGCTTTAAAAATGAAGCTGTTGATTTAGCCAAAGCGCAAATAGATGCAGAAACAAAG